TGCAGGCCAGCAGATATCGGTTCGCCCCTTTCACGCCGCACTTGAAACCCGCGACGTAGTCCGAGGTTTTGAGGTCCTTGAACGCCATGTCCCAGGAGTCGACGACGATGTCGAACTCAGCTGGTACCGCGCGATAGTACTTCCACCACTCCCGTTTGCAGACCACGCCGCCATCAGGCGCCGGCCGCTGCTGGTCCTGCGTTTCAAACACGCGCCGGTGATTCTTGCGGCTGGTGAGCACTGGCGGGATGTGCCGTTCGGGCTGAAGTACATCGCCGACCGGCCGGTCCCACTCGCGTCCGCTCACCGGGAAGTACACCTTCACCGGCTGTTTCTCGTCCTGCTCGAGCGGGATCTTCAGGTGCACCCACTCGCCTGGCTCGTTGCGCAGCAGCCAACCACTGACATCCTCGTAGCTGGTGCGCTGCTCGATGACCACAATCGCGCCGGTTGCGGGGTCGTTCACGCGGCGCTTAAACGTGTTCTTAAACCACTCGTGCGCCGACTTCCGATCGGCTTCGCTCTGCGCCTGGTCGGCCGACAGACCATCGTCGAGCACCAGGATGTCGCCGCCGCGCCCGGTACCCGTCGCGCCCACCGAGGTCGCGATCATTTCGCCGAGAACTGAGTTGCGGTACTGGTCCCTGCGGTTGGTGTCCTCCGAGAACGCGATCGGCCAGAGCGACTGAAACCACTCGGATTCGATCAGCGCGCGACGCTTCGATGAGTGCTCGGCCGAGAGGTCCTTCGAGTAGCTAGCGGTCAGGAAGCGTGACCGCGAGTCCCGAGCCCATCCCCATGCCGGAAAGCAAATCGTTCCTTCGGTCGACTTCGCCGTGCGCGGCGGGACGTTGATGATGAGCCGCGTGATTTCGCGGCGCCAAACTTTCAGCAGGTATTCGCCGATGAGGTCGTAGTGCCAGGACCACACCAGTGGGCGGCCAGGCTCGAGGATCGGCCAGGCGGCCTTAAAGAATTCAGCGGGCGAGGCCTCAAGCTTCGCTCGGTACTCCAGGCGCTGTCGCTCCTCTTCGGAAAGCGCCTCTAATTGCTTCTTTCGCTCGAGTAGGGCGTGGAGCTCGGCCACCTCGATGTCGCTGAGTGCTCCCAGGCCCATCGGCGCCTCGCTATCACTTGCCCTCGTCTGCGGGAATCAGCGACTCGAGGGCGCTAGCTTGCACGAGAACACGGGTGCTGCGGTTGAACATGAGGTGCATCGTGTCGAAGTAATGCCGGTATGCCCGGCTCGAGTCCTTGTCGGGCTTCTGCATTCCGCCGACATACGAACCGATCATGCCCTTGAGTGCCCAGCCGGCGACGAACCCGTTAAAGAGAAGCTGCCAGGTATGGGGCAGTCCGAGTGACTCGATGCCCATCGACTCCGTCAGCAGAATGAACCCCGCCGCGGCAGTGCCGATGAACCCAAACTTGAGCACCAGAGCGAGCTTGATCATTTCCGCGGTTTCCCCTTGGCAAGAAGTTCCTGAATGCGACGCTCTACCTCTTCCCGCGTCCCTGGGAGTTCGAAAGGTATCGGGCCACCGTCCGGTCCACTCCATTCGTGTCGCTCCGTAGCCTTCCCTTCAGTCCGATCGGCAACCTCGGCAATTGCGCGGAGATCGCCCTTCAGTGCCTTCCGGATAAGAGCGAGCGCGATCAGGTCCTCACCGATCGCCGATCTTGGATCTTTGGCTGGAATCCTGCGACTGAGGATCCGGCGCAGTGCATCGGTGATGGGGAGCTTCTTCGGCCGTCCGCCGGGATTGCCACTCTGGCCGGGCCTGAACGGGATGAGGCCGCTCGTGTTCCGCTTTTGCTTATTTGCCGGCATGGGCGCTGCAAACGGGCTGGCGCGAGCTCTTGTTGATCCCGCCCTTTTTCGAATTCGCGAACCGGAAGAACATCGCTGGGAGCTGGCACTCGACGCACTTACGAGCGGTCGCCTGGTCCGAAACAGGCTTTACCTGGAAGGTTTTGGAAACCTGAATGCCGCGCTTCTCGTTCTCCCTGCGCTCCATCTCCTGAATCTCGCTGAAGATCCTCGCGCGCACCCCGGTGTAGACTTTCGGGGCTTTGCCCGGTTCAGCTGGTGCGGTGTTTTTCTCGTCGGGAAGGTGCATGATCGCCTCCAGGAGGAAAGGTTTAGTGGCCGGGCGAGACCGAGCTTTGGGGGCAGGCTCAACCCGGCCGTCCTGCGAGGCTTCCCCGACCGCACAGGAACGTCGTCGAAATGTAATCCCGGCTCGTATGTGCCGCACTAGAACCGGGCATTGAAGACGCGGGATATTTAATGCGGCACCGCGAGTGGAGCACTCACGACGGGCAGCTTCGTTCGCCATGCGGCGCAGAGACTACGGTGGTACCGCGAACCCGTCGCCGCCTGGATGACCGTGTGCTCGCGAATCATCGCGGAAGCATCGCGCAGTGCCAGGGGTTTCGGTTCGGTGAGAACGATCAGATACTTGCTTCTCCGCCACGCAGAGCCCTGGGCGATATAGCCCTGAGCCTCGTCCTGCTCGACGAAGAAGGTGGGTATCGCAAAGAAGGGCTGGTTGTGACGCAGCACTCCTACTAAACGCTTGGGCTTAAAGGGAATAGCCATAGCAGGGCAGATGAGTGCGCGCTCATCATCACGCCCCGAGGGAGTCGGGGCCGCCCGCACCGTTCGGGGGCGCTGCTTACAGCTACATCTGGGGGTGCCGCAGAGATGCTACCACGCGGGACATTCTCGTCAATGAAAATTTTGGTGCGCTAGGTCACTCACTGTTCTCAGAGTGCATCAAAGAGCAATCTTGCTCAGCATTTGACTGGAGTTCGCGATAAAGTCTTCGGGCATGGCGCTATTTGAAATGTTGCTTCTGATCAACCGATACCAGCTCGAGAGAGCAACTGGCGGGCGCATCGGGGCATCAGCCGATGCATGCAGCAATCTAAACCTCAGGACCGGCTCCTCGTCCACGTCCAACACAGTAACGGACTTCGCTCCGAGCGCTGCCTTATCTTTCCCGAACGAAGAGATGTCATGCTGCCCACCACTCGACGAGAGACGCTGAAGAAGAACGTGTTGCGACACGTCTAACCTGGATACTGGTCGGGCATTGCGAGCTGCAGAGCGACAGGCATCATGCTTCCGTGATGTGGCTGCGAGAGAATGAGATCCGCGCCGGCCGCGATCTTTGCTCGCTCGTCCTCAGTGAAACGAAAGCGCGTCGCGGACCAGATTGAACCGTCGAGGCACATGATCCTTGCGACAATAATCGGTTCGTAGATGTGCGCCTGTTCAAGCGCGATCACTTGCTCGGCGTGAACTTCACTTTCAGTGATCACTGGCGAAACTGATCTCATTTGTCTCCCCTTCTCTTGCGAGACCGACTGGGAACGGTGAAACTCTCCACCGTGCTGCGCTTCACCTTTTCGCGCCCAGGCATGGGATGGGCTTCGCACCATTCGGGCGACGAGAGGCAGATCGGAAACACGCCTTCACCGCGGCATATATCGCAGCTGACGTTGTCTTCGGGAGCAGCGCAGCAGCACGAGTCCTCGCCGCAATCGTGGCTCGTGACACCGTCGCCACCGCAATTCGGGCAGTCCTCGAACATGATGCTGCTGCCGCATCGGCCGCACTGAAACTCAACATTCTTGTTCATTTGCCCTCCGCAACTGCAGCGCTGGCTTCCTCGGTATCGTCGCGCGTATAAGGCTCGACACCTCATCGAGCTGCGAGGCTAGAAACGAAGACCACGCGACTGGGTCCTCGGGCATCTGTCCCAGCGGGATTTCGAGCTCGAAGACGATTTGCTGGGTACGTTTTGGGTGCAGGGTGATGGCCGGGCCCACTGTCGCGACGATCCCGTTTGATCTCTTGAGGTTGAGCATGAAGTAATTGAAGGCATGGTTCCGATCGACTCGAGTTTTCACCGCGGCACCTCGAACATCGGCATCGGGCGCCAGTGCGTGATGTCGTACAGCGGCGCTGCCCCCCACCAAAACGTGATCGTTCCGTTTTCATCTCGAAGAACCCTCGCAGGGTGAGAGAGAGAAGTTCCTTCACGCGCAGCGAGGATGTAGGTTCCCGAATCCGGAGGGTTTTTTGCGACAGGTATCCACTGATCGCACTCATGCCCCGCCAGCCGATTCAGCAGATGCAGCAGGATGGTGGGCGAGATCTGCATCTCTTGAATTCCTGCCTGTCGGCACTGCTCGGCGCGTTTCTGGACTACACCAAGAAGACCACCGAGGGGCAACGCTTGTTTCGCTGGCTGTGGCTTCGGCTGGTTAGGTCGCCGATCTTCGTCGTCGAGAGTGCTTCCGCAGCTGAGGCACTTCCAGGTGTCCGCGTCGGCTGGGACCATCACCGCCCCGCACAGCGGGCAGGTCGGATTTCCTTCGTATTCGGGTCTAGGAATACTCAGCATTCCACAAACCTCCTCTGGGTTTAGGTGAGAATCTTGTTGTGGGCCGCCCCGTCGCGGGCAGCCCTGTCACCTTCGTTCAAGAAAAGTGAATTTTTTCAGGCAATTAAGGCCATCACCTCTCCCGCGGGCGACGCCGCCCTTTCTCCTGCTAGGCTTGAGCGCCTGCAAGCTTGCGTTCGTTGTGTGGCTGACCCATCATCGTTTCGCCCTTCCGGTTCGTGCACCGTTCGCCCACTGGCGCGGCACACTTTGGGCACACGATGGTCATCGGGTCCGGCTTGGCTGGTGGGGCTGGTGGGGCCGGCGGATCCACCTTGGGCTCGACAGCGCCCGTGCTCGGCAGCTCGTCGGGCCAGCACCACCAGGGGAACGACTCGGCCCCGCTGATGTGCGGCGCCGGATCGGATTCTTCTCCCTCGAACAGGAACGTGATCGATGGCAGTCCGGCGGCGCTGACGTTCGCGCGGTTGGTGTAGACGTCG